TTTTTAAAGATAAGTGATCAGACATAGTCTTAGCAACTTTTTTAATTCCTGTTTTACTATACATGTTATGTACTTTAAATTTCTTAGCCATTATTTTTTATTTTTACCTTTTCCGTAATTAGGATCTTTACAATATTTACTTGCTGCCATATTTGCATAGGCAGAAGGGTATTTATCAAATGTTCTTTTTGCCCAGGAGATTCCTGCTGCACAAATTTTATTTCCTTTAGTTCTACCTTTTTTTGCCATAAGTGTTTATTTTAAATATTACAATATTCTTTAGTTGCGTCAAAACTTGGACACGATTTAGCAGCAAAGTCTCGATGGGAATGAATTTTTGCTTCTGGATACATTTTACGTAATACACGCAATAATTCTAACATAGTTGCTATTTGTTCTGAAGTTCTTGTATCTTTTGCAGGATACTTTCCTTTTGAATCTCTTTCAGATTCTACTCCTCCCACATAACAAATCGAGATAGAGCTACAATTCAACCCTTTCGTATGCGCACCGCACTTATTTATCATTCTTCCAGGCTCAATAGATCCGTCTATTAAAACTAAAAAATGATATCCTATTCCTTTCCATCCTCTTTTTTTATGCCATCGATCTATAACCTCAGCATTAATAGAGTCATCACCATCTCTTGTTGCAGAGCAATGGATGATAATTTTTTCAACTTTTTTCATATTTTATATATAAAAAAAGACACAGTCGTTCTGTGCCTCTTATGTTTTTAATTAAGATTTTAGAACTTTTTACTTTTTGTTCTTTCTTTCTTTATTTAATAAATACCACTTTTGAGCGGTATACCCAACACTTAGTGCGAGCAAAATTATTTTTAAAGCCATATCAATTTGTGAAAAAGATACAACAAGAGACGTTGCATTTAAAGCGTATAATTTTATATCTGACATATCGAAGTTCATATTACCAAATTGCTATACAACTATTACGAGACGCAGCATCTGTGCCTGTGGTGTATAATTTTAATATTTGAATTGGAAGGTAGTTTCCTACTGGAAAGTTTGCAAATGTTATATCACTTCCTGCTGTTGTTTGAACCTTAATGTCAACATAAGATTTAGCTATATCCATAGTTGTGTCATTACTCCCTACATATAATAAACATCCTTCTGAAGAATCTATTCTTGACGAACCATTAGGGCCACCTAAAAATACTATATAAGTATCATTGGGAGCGTTTAGAAAAATATTTGCACTAATATCTAATATAGTAGGACTAACTGCTGTAACTGTAGCAATAGTTCCTGTAGCTGTATTATATACAATATCATTTACCTCAACATTAGAAAAATCTGCACCCACATCGACAAGCTTGTCTTCGGTATTTGCTGTATTATTTCCAGATAGTACTGGAAGATTTGGTGATGGTATTGGTAATGTGTCGCTGGATATTACTTCTTGTGCCAGCCCTGTATTAACAGTGATTTTTGGATATGCCATTTTTTTGTTTTTGAGGGTTAAAAATCTCGTTTATTTTTTATAAGGAAACATTCTATTAAGAGAATCCTTACGTTTGTTGCAACCACAATCACCTTTAGTAACTGTATCTACAACTCTTTTTATTCCAGTAGCTTTTGTAAATTTTTCTACTGTATCTCCAAATCCTCTGGATCTGTTTATTGTCTGTATTTTTGTAAAATTTTTTTTCATTTATTGCAAGTACAAACTTGATTAGGACAACTATCTACTTTTATAATTAACTTTACAACAAGAGAGTTATAGAAACAAGCAAACTTGCACCATACACCTTGAACCCATAAACCTAATTTTACTAATAATTTTCCCATTCTATTTTCTTAAAGGATTATACTTTGGATAAACATTTATGTGTTGAATCGCATCTTTTAAAACTAACTCAACAACTTTTTTTTTATCTACTGGTTTTTTTATTACTGGCTTCTTTTTATTAGAAGCATCTTTTTTGATTACTTTCTTTTTTGCCATTTAATTAAATTTTTAAATTATCGTTTTGCTCTACCCTTAACTTTTCTTAGTTTAGGATTTTTCCTTTTAGCAGAAGCACTTGCTTTTCTTGAAGCAGAAGCTAATATAGCTCCAGCTGCTTTTTTAGAGTAACCTCCTTTTTTAGCTATTTTTGCTTGAACTTTTTTAAAACTCATGCTTAGGATTTTAAATGAGGATGCTTCTTAATAACAGGAGTGTGACGATAAGACATTGATTTGTCAGCTCCATAAGAATGTCCATACATTTTTTTAGACATAGCCTTACTTTCATTTCTACGAGATTTCATAGACTGAGATTTTTTTCCGTTTCTTGAACCTAAAGACTCATCAAGTCTTGCGTTATAACCTTGTTTCATAATTTTTATTTTAAGTTATCAATAATACAAATATACAAATATTTATAAATTAATTTTTAGTTCCATTTTGCATTCCATCTATTACCTGTAATTTTTCTATTAAGCTTTTTATTTACCTTCTTTTCTAACTTAGCTTTTTTCTGGGCAGGAGTTTTCTTTTTAAATATCTTTTTTATTTTTTTACCAGTGTCTTTTAATTTTTCTTTTGTACTACGTTGCAATTTTTTTCTTATAGCGTCTTTTTTTGCTTTTATAGAAGCCTGACTTTTTGCAGTAGATTTCTTTTTAGCATTAGCTAAAGCTGTTTTTTGCTTTTGAGTAGTGTTTGTTTTTTTCTTTTTAGTCAACGTACTTTTACCTTTGCCTCTTACGTAAGTCTTTTTCTTTGTAGTAGTTGATTTCTTTTTCTTTTCAGCGTTGCTTTTTTTAGTTTCTTTTGCTTTTACTTCCGCCGCTAATTCTTTTTGAGTCTTTTGCTTAGTCTCAGTCTTTTTCTTCTCATCGCTCTTTAATGCATTTCCTTTTTTCTTTCTTTTAAACGTAACCTTACTTGCAAGATCTTTTTTATTAAAAACAGCTGTAGACACATATTCTTCCTTTCTCTTTATTCTATTCTTTTTTAATAAAGCTTTTTTTCTTGGGGTTACTTTTACAGTAGTTTTTCTTGACTTAGCGTTAGCTGTACCAATAAGGTTTACTTCTGCTACTGGTTTACTTCTTTTTTGACCAACACTTCTTTTCTTTCCTGCTAAAGAAACCGCAGCAGCTATTTTTTTATCTGTAAAGTTTTCTAAGGATGCGTTTTTACTAAGAGACCTATTTACCAACAAGGTGTCATTCTTAGTCATGTTAGGGTGTCTTTTTTTTAGCAATGAATACGCTTTTGCTTTTGCTTTTTTAAGGGCTAATGCTTTACAATTCTTTAAGGGTGTTCCCTTTAAACCTTTACAACTCATGGTTATTTATTTTTTCTTTCTACCTAAAATTGATTTATCTCCGATTTTTCTTCGGTTCTTTTGTTCTTTTTTAGCTAACCGATTAATTCTACTAATATATTTTTTTTGCTTTAAAGATAGCTTAACATCTTTAACCTTATTAGTTCTAATCTTGTTATAGTTTTCTTTGCCTAATTCTTTTTTTAGGACATTAACCATTTCCATTCTACTTGTAGAGTCTTTAACTATTTTATTTCTTGTTTTAAGTGAATCTCTCACTCTTTTTGTAATTGGATCTGGCATATTTATTTATATTAAAAATTAATTTTTCCCTCTTTTCTTAACTGATCAAGAGTCTTTCTTTTACCTTTTGACACGCCTCTTTTTTTTAAGGCTATTTTTCTTTTGGCTTCTTTTAATTTTAATCTCTGTTTTTCGTTTTCTTTTATTATTTTTCCAGCTGCTCTTGCTCTTGCCGCCTTTTTATCTCTCAATTTTTGAGCTGCTATTCTTTTAGCGTAGTTCGATTTCATTTGAGCAGTAGGCTTTTTTACACCTCCGTTATCTTTTTTTTTTGGGCCTTTTGCTATTGCAGCTGCGTCTTTCTTATAGCCTTTTTTTTTTGGCCCAGTAGTTTTTACTTTTTTCTTTTTAGCAAAAGTACCAAGTCTATTTTGTGGGCCATAGCCTGTTTGCCCTGCTTTCTTTTTCTTTTTTGCAACACCTCCACTTAAAGCCTCTTTAGCCGCCATATCCATGCGTGTTCTTTTTGAGTATCCTGCTGGAGCGGAAGGAGTATTAACTGGTTTTTTCTTACGTTTACGTTTCATTCCTTGATTCCCAGTAGGCGACATGCCTTTCTTTTTAGCAGAACCTTTCTTTTTTACTGGATCTATTTTTTTCTTTTTAGATGGTCTTCCGACTTTACTTCCGTACGTACCTTTTCCTTGTGGCATAATTATATATATTTATTAGTTTATCTTTTTCTTCTTTTTCGAGTTTTACAACCAACTTTTCTTCCACCTGCTCCATACACAGATTTACGACCTCTTCCACAGCTGTTTCTTGCTTCTCTTTTAAGCTCATAAGCTTCTTGTTCACTTCTTCTTGCTGCTTGAGGCCATCCTTTATCTTGTCTTTTTTGAGCTTGCCTTTTTTTTCTTGCTGCTTTTTTTAAAAGCCTACTTCTTTTGTCTGCTACTGCCATGCTATTTCTTTTTCCTTTTTAATATTTTTTTATAGTTAATAAGTTTTTTGGCTTTCTTAGCGTCTTTAACTGTAGAAGAAACTGTTTTAGCAGCTCCTTTGTAGTCAAGGTTTTTTATGTTTTTCGCAAGCTTAATCGCTCCACCAACTATTTTACCAGTTTTAGAATTAGCTACTTTTTTACCAAGCTCCACACCTTTGTCAACTCCTCTTCTTGCTTTTGTCTTTCCTGTAGAGTTTAACCCTGCTATATTTTTTCTAAGTCTGGAAGTTTTTTTAAGACTACACTTTTTACCTGCACCTTTTGCTTTTGCAGCACATTTAGCTAATTTCTTTTTTTGAATAGATAAAGATTTTTTAGCCAGCATAGTCATTTTAGGCGCTGCTTTTTTAACAGCGGTTTTACTTTTTCGACCTCCAGGGCCAGCTACAATTGCCATATTCTGTATTTTTAAATATTTGTTTTATCTTTACAAATATAAGAATTTAATTTAATGAAATTTAAAGGAATATATCCACGAAAAAATACTACCAGGAAACCACCTGATCATGATTTTCTAAAATACTGGAGAGTTATAAGGTACTGGGTAAAAGCTAAGTATGATTTAGGAACACCTGAATTAGAAATGTTGCTTTTCTTGTACAGCGAACAAATATTTAATAAAAGTCAATTCAAAGAATACGAAGAACTTATGTATTGGGATGTAAATCGTTTCAATAAATTATTAAAGCAGGAGTGGATACACGTTTGGAGAAAGCGAAGTGGTAATGAAACGACTCTATATGAATTGACATACAAAGCTAAACGTGTTATTAATACCATTTACAAAAAACTTAATGGAGAAGAGATATCAGAATCTCCAGTTTCAAATCCTTTATTTAAAAATGATATTACTTATATGGATAAAGTGTATAGAAATATGATAAAAGAATTAAATAAAGAAATTAAAGAACAATAACAACGTCACGTTCTTGAATAATAGTATATGTTTCATCATTTATCATCATAGTGTGACCAGCATTTTTATCGTAATAGATTAAATCTAAAGACTTTATAACTGTAACATCCGTCCCTGGCTTAACTACAGATCCTTTTTTATACCTAAATTCATCTACGTCAGTCTGAGACAATAATATTCCTGAAGAGGTTTTAACTTCTTCTGTAATTGTTTTTATAATAATATATTTTCCAACTGGTTTCATGGTGTTATTTTTTATTTTATTGTAGTTCATCCACAACCACTCTTTATTGATCATCTATTTTTCTCGCATGAGTTACTATAGCATTAGTGCTAAGTATTGTTGTAGCTACACTTACCGCATTTAATAAAGCTAAACGAGTTACTTTTAAGGGATCAATAACACCCATTTTAAACATATCTCCGTATTCTTCATTTTTAACATCATAACCATAGTCTTTGGCTGCTTTATGTGATTTAACTAAAATTTCGCTTGCACCCCTAAGATCAATACCTGCATTTTCTAATATTTGATAAAAAGGAATACACATTGCGTGTCCTAAAATAACATCTGCAATATCTTCGTCATCAAATTCATCCTCAGGCTTTCCTTTGAAGCGCTGTATCTCCAGATGTTCACCAAGATAAAATAAAGCTGATCCTCCGCCTCTTACAATACCTTCCTCTAAAGCACTACGAACAGCACAAACAGCATCTTCTACCCTGTCATACTTTTCTTTTTGCTCTACATCAGAATTACCTCCAACATAAATAGCTCCAATAGATCCAGATAAACTTGCAATACGCTCATTAATAAATTCCCTATCTGAAACTATATCTGTATTTTTTTGTTGTTCTTTTAATTCTTTAATTCTATTTTGTATCTCTTCAGTTAACTGATCACTTTTTATTATAACAGTTTGGTTTTTACCAGATATAATTTTATCAGCATGACCTAAGTCATCCATGGTAATCATATTTAAATTATCACCTGTTTTTTCTGAAAAGTATTTCGCCCCAACAGACAACGCGATGTCTTGCATAAGCTCGTGTTGTTTATATCCAAAATTTGGAGGTATAATATTACATAGCTTAAGTCCATTACGCACCACGTTTGCTGCCAGGGTATTCACAACATTAGGCGAGCAAGCCCCAATGATGAGAAGTTTTTTGTTTTGTTGTATTATTGGTTTTAATATATTTTCTATTTGAAGTATATTACTTATCTCCTGATCACAAACTAAAACTAAAGCATCTTCTAATACTGATTCATCGTTTTTTTGATTAGTGATAAATAAATTAGAAGTATAACCTCTGTCAACTTTTATTCCGTTTGTAACTGTTGCATAAGTCTCATGGTTTTGAGAACTCTCAACTGTAACTATTCCATTAACTCCAACTTTTTTATAAGCCTCCGAAATAATCTTACCCAACTCTGGATCATTATTTGAAGAAATAGTAGCAACATCTTTTAATGTTGAAGAAGTAACTTTACGACTATTGTTTTTTAATTCAGAAACAACTTCGTCAGTAGTCTTTTTTATATTCCTAACAACCTCAGTTATATTATGTTCTGGTTTTAAAAACTTTTCACCAGCTTTTACCAATGCTTCAGTCAAAACAATTGCAGTAGTAGTTCCATCACCAGCAGAATTAGCAGTTCTACGAGCTGCATCCTTCATCATAGTAATAGCCAAGTTCTCTACAGGATCTATTAATGATATAGACTCCGCAACAGTAACTCCATCTTTTGTAATTGTAATTCCTTGCGTGTGATTAGAAGACTCTATTAAAACAGTTTTTCCGCGTGGGCCTAAAGTACTTTTTACAGCTTTAGATATTTTTTCTATTCCGCTAATTAATTTGTCTCTTCCGACTTGATCGAACTCAAGATCCTTTGGTATGTAGTTGCTCATTTTATTTAATTTGATTTATACAAATATACAAAATATATTTTAAATACATAATGACGAATGTCAAACAATATTGCTCCTACTTACTTATATATATATTACTACTACTACTACTATTTTTTTATTATTATTATAGTCTTTTTTTCGACATTTTCGACATTTAATAAAAATAGTAATATAAAGTATTGAAAAATAGATAGTTAGTTAATGTCGATTTTTTTTTAATATAACATTGTTATGTCGATTATTATACATATTGTACAAAAAAAAGAGAACCTATTAAGATCCTCTTTTAAAATAAAGATTAGTGAGTGAACTAAAATCTCAATTGTCTGAAATGTTTTTTGTTATCAGCAAGCTCTATAGCTTCAGATATTTGGTTAACCTTTCGGTCATTCTTTACAGCTCTTTTTATAGAAGCCGCTTTTTGAATACCAGTCATTGAGTCTGGCCTATCGTTTATTAACCTTCCGTCTTTTACATAAAGTCCGTTAACAAAATCTCTTGAGTTTAAATTTTTGCTGTGCATGATGTTATTCTTTTAGTTAAAAAACAAATATACTAAAAAAATTTTTTTTTATTCAGACACATAGGGGTTGAGGGTAATAATATATTATAAGTTGAATTACTTGAAAAAAGAAATTGATTTTTTTAAAAAAGTTAAATCAAATCCTAAAATATTTCTTCCAATGTTTTAGCGTTTTGCTACGAGCAACAGCACCGCGCCAGGTACACGCGCCGAGGCCGTACCGCCTCGCCACGTTTCGCCCTTTCGCCGTTACTCCTGGCACGCTTTCCCCTACACGCGCGCGCCTCTCCTCCAGGAAGAGAAGATCCCTTTGCGTTAAAGATCCCTTTACACTTCAACACATTGAAGGTTATACCTCCGCGAACGCTTAAAATATTAAACGTTTCTTATTTATAATCATTATAAATTACGTTTATAACTTACACATTATCAGCACGTTACACGCTCAAGATGTTTGTAACAAGTATATTATTAAAAAAAAGACTTGCATAAGTGCTTTTATATACTATCTTTGAACAAAATATAAACATTAACCCATAAATTAATATTATGCACTCAATACAAGTAAAAGTAAAAAGCGAAGTTTTAAAACAAGTAAGCGCTATTCAAATGGACGCTCAAGAAGTTAAAAATTTAGTTGGATTCGGAAACCCAACAGAAAAAGCAATTACAGAAGATTTTACCGCCGAAAGATTAGAGGCTAACGGAGTTTTTGACCTTGTCAGCAATTTAGAAGATGAAATTAAAACTTTAAAAATGTTGTTAAACTTATTAAAATAATATAAACCAGGGCGCAGAAATGCGCCCATAAATTTAAAACTATGTTACGCACAAACTCAAAAAAATATCTTTCAAACATTCAAAATTATTTGCTTGATGCAATTAATACAGAAGACCACACACACTACGCAGAAGTAACCACACACGCGGAAAAATTGGCTTTTGTTATGGCTTGTTATGAGGCCGAATTTAATCACAAGTACAACCAGGCACGACACCCAAACGAACAAACGCGCTTCGCTCATTGGCTTGCTGGCCTTCCTTCGGTTTTAGATATTCCATTTTATAACGATGATATTATAAAACTTGCGAAGCGCCTCCAGGAAGTAGACACCTACCCAAACGAAAAGAACACGACAAAAAATATAATTGATAACTATTTCAATTTTATGGCTTACCACATTTTAAAACTAAATTCTAAACTAAATAAATAATATTATGAAATTATATCTATTAAATGAATATGTTGGCGGAACGCCTTTTGACTCTCGTACCCTGGGCGCTTACTTATCACTTGACGAGGCAAAGGAACACCTCAAAAAAGAATTAAAAACCCACGACCACGAAAACTATTGTGACATCGATAATGAAGACGAAGAAAAAATAATTACNGAAACNTCTTTTTACTTTGATTGTGATGATTGGTGGGGCGGGTGTGAAATACAAACAATACAAACAGAATTTAATTTAACTAAATAAATAACAATATAAACCAGGGAGCGGAAACGCTCCCACAATACCGCAAAAAAATGACTATTACAATGACAAGAACAAAGCAAGAAAAAAACCCAAGTACAAAAACGACTTTTTTACCTGGAGTTAGCACGGTGTATGAAATATCAGAAAGCGTATATAATTTAATCACTAAAGACGAAACGTTAAAGGCCTTCAGAAGAGCAGGAGGAAAAGAACACGCGGAGCGCTCGTATACTTGTAGAGGCTACAACGTAGTAAAATTAACAAGCACAAGCCCAACAAACAAAACAAGAATAACAAGAGAGTTTAAATTTCAATAGATATGAAAAATTTTAAGAAAATAATCACAATAGTAATTTGTTTACTATTTGTAACGCCAACGCTAACAAGTTGTAGCGCCTCCAGGCAATGCAAAACGTCAAAGTTTAAAAAGAAAATGTATACCAAAAAATGTTGGAACGCAAAACGTCAAAAATATACAAGATGCCGAAGATAAAAACAGAGATAACGGAGTTAATAAAATTCCGCAATCAATACGAAAACGCGATAACAGAAGCGCGATTTATTGAGGCCAAAGAGTATTTAAGTAAGGTACACGATAAATATGGAACGATAGAAGTTTCAGCAATCAGAAATTTAATAAAGTAGTATAAACCAGGGAGCGGAAACGCTCCCATAATACCAAAGTTATGAAGTATAAAAATCAATTTATAAAAATAGGTAATACACACGTAAAGCAAGTAAATAAAACAGAGGCTAAAAAAGTATATGACAAAGGCGGTGACCTTTATTTAAACGCTTGCAATATGATGTTAAATAATGCCTGGACAAGCCCAATGTTGTTAAATAACGGATCTTCTGAAAAGTTTGAAACAATGGTAAATGAGTACGAGTATTATAATTGTTGCAGTGAACGAGGAAAGTACGCAAATTATTTTATTAATGTAAATCAATTATTTAAAGAATTGCTTTACGATCCCTTAGTAACAAACGATGACACGCGAGATGTCTCAATAAGAATTGTAAATTTTTTAATTGACAATGAATTTATAGAATATAAAGAAGGAAATTACCCATTTGAAATACAAGATACAATACACGATGAAATAAATGACTTATTAAATATAAGTGAAGAAAACCAAGAAGTAATAATTGAAAGTAAAAATAAATAAGTTATGAAAGCATATAAAGTAAGAGTAAAATACACGCAAGAATATATAAACAAGGCGGATCTTAATGAAATAAATAAAATTATAATGGATCAAAATTGGAGTAGGCCTTTTCTTATGAGAATGTGTTTTAATAGAGCGCTTGAATTAGGATACAAAGGAACATTCCCAATAACTAAATTAAATAAAGTTTAAAAAACTTGTACAGAATGTTTATAATAACTATATTGCACAAAATTAATCTAATTAAATAAAAAAAAATGAGAGTAATTAAAACAAAAGTTTATCAGATACACGAACACCCAGGCCAAGATTTATGCTTCAAATGGATCAGAGAAAATTTTCACGACTTGAATGAATTTTCAGTATATGAATTAGTTGATAGTATAAAAAAATTAAGCCAGGAGATAGGAGGAAAAAACGACTATTCAATAAGTCAAAGCCCATGCCGAGGCGAGTATATAAAGTTTAGTGAATACGATAAATTAGCCTTGGATAGCCTGGAGGCTGATAAATGTGAATTAACGGGTACGTTTTGGGATCAAGAGATAATTAAGGGATTGAAAAGCAATTCTTTAAATAATGTATTGCAACAATTACACCAGGAGACTGAATACGTTTATTCTGATGAAGGTTTAACGGATCTTTGTGAGGCTAATGAATATGAATTTACAGAAAACGGATCATTGTACGGAACGCGATCCTTGATGGAAATATAAATACGAAAAATTAAAAGTTATGAGCAAAAACGAAACAATAAAATATTTAAGCCATAGAATTGAAGCTATGCAAGGCGAGATAGATAAACTCTCCAGGAAAAAACTAAAGGAGACCATTAACATAGAGTATGCTGATATACAAGAAGATTTAATACAATTCTATGAAATTGATATTGATAATTGTAGAATGAGTAACCTGGATTGGATCAGAGAAATGGCCTTGTTAATATGTACAAACCATTACAAGTATCAAGTATTATCAGAAATAGAACAATATAAAACAATAAGAGAAAATTTATAGTTATGACAGAAATGGAACAAGAAAAAATCGTAAGCCTGGAGGCTGATAGATTATTAAGAAACGCATTAGACAAAAAAGCATTTGCGGAAAAATTGAAAGTAAGAAGTGTAAGGTATTTCAATACTCGAAGAGGCCTGGGATATGAAGCGCAAACAAATCAAATGAATGTAGTTATATGGAATGACGGAAACGGAGGCGGTACGTATATCGCTCCACATTATCCATATACAAAAGATTGTACGGATCTTATGGAGAACGAGGCCTATTTAGAAGGTTTAATTGATCAGTACGAAGGTATAACCCTGGAGGAATTAGAAGAATTTGAAGATCACACAGAAAAATCATTATTCCAGGAAAGATTTAACGGAGAAAATAACACAGAACATTTAAAACCATATTAATTAATAAATAAAATCAAATAAAATGAAACTATTAAAAACACAGAAACACACAGACTACGTAAGATTTGGATTTACGTTTAACACTACAAACGGAAAAGGTTTAGACTTTGAAACTCACGTAAACGGAGGCCTTACAACCCAAAAATTTGGAAGTGTAAAATTCCTGGACATTGAAGATTTAGATTATGACACAAACTTTACAATGTTTGGAGAAGAAACTCAATACACAAAGTTTAGAGATTTTTATAGGGAATTGTATGGACACGCAAAGTTTGATCAATTAATAAAAGACATTGAAGACAGATGCGAAAGAGAAATATCAAATCATTACGAAAATTCATTTGACCTTTTATCTGTAAAACAATATAGAGATATAATATGTAATATAATAGGTTATGATAAAAAGAAAAAAACCTGGAAAGCTAACAAGGATATTACTAAAACTCCTCATGTCAGAATTACAGACGGAGAAGGCGGTATCTATTGGACAAGTAATTGGTATGTAAAAAGAATATTCAAAAGGCTTGCTGATAGCCAAATAAAAAGCGGTAAAAAATTAGGAGACTTTTTTGACGATCCAAAGCAATTACCTATTAAGGAATTTATAACAAAGAATTGCAAGTACCAGGGAATTGAAATACACGACGTATTAAACTTAATAGAAAGAACTGAAAATTATTAATTATGAAAGTAAAGATACAACAAAGGCAAGTCTACCATAAATTTGCTGAGATAGAAATTGAAATTGACGAAAATGAATTTGATCATTATAGATTAGATAACGGAAAACACACAAGTATAGATGAATTTATAATATATAAGGAAGGAGATTGGATTGATGACATTGAAAACAAGTTAAACGATACTGAGTTTGTTTATGGTAATGGAGTAGATGATTTAAAAGGAATGAATGATCCAGAGTCAGAATCAGAATGGAGATATGAATGTGATGATTTAAGGATTGGAGGCCACCTATGAAGACAAAAGGCACATACTCAATAGTTGAAGACAACTATGAATTAGATATAAATTACGAATTTTATTGGAATGACGGAGACAATGAGTATCCTCCAGAAGCTGATTTAGAAATAGAAAATGTAGAATTAAACGGAGTAGATATAACCGACTTTTTTTGGGATTGGGTAAACGATGATCTCAATACCAGGGTATGGGAATACGCTCAAGAAAATAAACATAATTAAATAAAATAAAAATGGCATACGCGGAAACACAAAAAGACAGAGACTTCAATAAAGTTACCGAACTAATGGGAGACTTTATAGAAGCAACAAACGAGATCAACAAAATTAAACCTCAACTATCCTGGTTTAACGACTTTGTAGACTTTATTCAAGAATATGATAAAGGAATTTATAACCAGGCTTGTATATGGGCTGATAAAATGCAAAACAATGGGATATAGTAGCCAGGTAATTATAGGAATACCAAAGACGGAGAAAGTTAGATTATTCAAACTTCAAAACTCGGAGAGGCGTTTTGTTTTTCCAGATTTATTTTCGCTTTTAAAAGAAACAAAAGACGGAATGATGATATACACAAGTATCTTTGATCTGAAATGGCATAGCCCTTATCCAGACGTAAAACTAATTGAAAGTTTTTTATATGATCTCGAAGAAAGAGGCCTGGAGGCTTTTCAAATTTGCATAGGAGAAGACCAGATAATTCATTCTGAAATAGGAAACTATTACGAACACCTGGAGATAAATTTAGAAGTAAATATCTACGATTAAATTAGTATTTATGATTGTTTTACATTATATTTGTGAACTAAGTTTAATTAAAATTTAATCAAATTATGGACGATACACTAAGAATGCTATTTGAGTCATTCAATCCTCAAAACCCACAAGCAAGAAACACCGCTATACACATGGCCATGTGTTCAAACATTATTAATAACATTTACGATGACGAAGAAGACACCGCCGATACAAGCCAGGAGGTTACTGCTATGGAAGATGATGATTATCCTTTAGGTATTTAGTTATGGGAGAAGAAGACAAAAATATGAAACTTATAGTATGGTCATTCATAGGAGCGATCTCTTGCTTAATTGCTTTTCAATTATATAAATTTATAAAATGGTTAATATGAATTATACAGAAACCAGGACAGACGAACTTCAGTGTACTGAAGATAAAAATATTAAAGTAGACACCCCTTCTTATTATGATGGTAAAAATAATTACACCGCAATAGATGTTGTGAATAATTTTGACTTAAATTATAATTTAGGAACTGCTTGCACTTATATTTTAAGAGCATACAGAAAACATAACACGCCTAATGAAGATCTTCAGAAGGCTATAAATCATTTACAATTTGAATTAAATAAAATTAATCAATAATGAAGAAACAAATATTTGATGATTATGCTACTGCGGTAGCAAAAACGTTTCATCTAACTTTAGATGAAATGTTTACCTCTACAAGACGAGGAGATATAGTAGACGCCAGGCAAATGCTATATTATTTATGTATGGAGAGACCAATAAGAATATCTTACATACAAAGGTTTTTGGAAAGCTATGATTTTAAAGTAACTCATTCAACTATAATACATGGATATAACAAAGCAAAGGATCTAATAAGTAATGATACCGATGTTAACGATTTAGTCCAGGAGATACTAAAAAATAATAATGTATAATTTAAAACAAGTTTTTATTCAAGCTAAATTATGTAATAATAGTATTCAAGAAGATATGCCTTATGGCGAAAGTGTTTTAAGTAAAGGTATAAAGATTCAAGAGTTTAGTGATAGGATTGAAATATTAGACTTAAACAGAAATGGAGATTACTATAAGGTAATTGAAAATGATCATTATGATTTCTTTTTCGAGTATGGTTGGACAATAGGTTGTTTAAAATTAAATATTGAAAATTGCTTATTTAAACTAAAACTAATCGAGTCAAAGATAAAGACAGAAGTAAACACTCGAAAGAACGATAAGCATATACAGAACTTAAAAAACAAAAGAGAAGCCATACTAATAAAGTATGCAAACAAAATAAAAGATTTTAATCTAAAATTAAATACAAATGAGCAAAAATGAAAATTACTTCAAAGACTTGGTTGCAAAAGATATTTCCAAGCACGTAAAAAAGAAAGGAAACTTTAATTACTTATCCTGGGCAATAGCCTGGAATTATTTAAAACAATCAAGCCCAGGAGCGCAACGTATAGTATATGAGGCGCAAGAGACAGGTTTAAATTGGTTTTCTGATGGAATGACTGGCTATGTAAAAGTAGGTATAGTGGTAAATGACATAGAGCATATTGATTATTTACCTATTAAAGACTTTAGGCATAACTCTATCACTGTTGACAAAATAACTTCTATGGACGTTAACACTGCAATTCAAAGAGCAACTGCAAAAGCTATTGCTATGCATGGCCTTGGTTTAAGTCTTTACGCAAATGAAGATACTCTAATAATTCCAGAGATCCAGGAACATAAAAAGACACAGACCACAACAAAACAAAAGACTGAAACTTTAATCACATTAGAGATTGGAGATATGAATTGGTCTAAAGTTTTAACGTACATATCTAAAAATAAAGAATTAGGCTTAGAGAAGATAGTAAAAAATCTTAAGTCTAAGTATAGTATAAAGGCAGTAGTGAAAAAAGAATTAGCTAAATCTATGAAAGATAACTAATAAAAAATTATTGTTGGTACACAGTTTTATTGCCTTAGTTGTCGCTAATGTTGGCCGTTGTAATGCTTGTGTCAAAAGCGAGAGGTGTACTAACAACTGAGTAACATAAATGACTCGCTAAATTACAACAAGACTGACAGGTCGGAAAGACGCCCCTCTATTGAGGTAATTTAATTAAATAAAAGATGACTAAAACAGATATACTTAAAAACCTGGAAGATGATGCTAAATACTATGGAGATTTTGGTAAGCAATATTTATCAAACTCAGACATAGGAAAGCTGTTAAAAAACCCTACTCAGTTTAGAGTAAGTAATGAATTTACAAAGCCAATGCTTGAAGGTAGATATTTTCACACTAAAATATTAGAGCCACATAAAATAGGAGACTTCCAGGAAGTAGATGCATCAACAAGATCCACTACTAAATATAAAGAGGCTTTGGCTGAATCAAATGAGGAAATGCTTTTGCTTACAAAAGAGAGGGAGCAATTAGATTTTTTATGTACTAAGATGACTTCTAATATGGAAATGTTTGATCTTATTTATGAAGAAAATAATGATTACGAAGTTCCAGAAATTCAAAAAATAATGAATTTAGATTGGAAAGGAAAGGCTGATATCTTAAACCATAAAAGTAATTTGATTATTGACATCAAAACAAGTTCTGATATCGATAAATTTATGTATAGTGCTAAAACTTATAATTACGATAGTCAAGCATACATATACCAAAGGTTATTTGGCAAGCCATTAATATTCCTGGTAATAGATAAAAGGACTGCAAGACTTGGTATATTTGAATGTTCTCAAAGTTTTATACAAGGAGGCCAGGAGAAGGTTGAGCAAGCAGTAGAAGTGTATCAAAAATATTTTAGTAATGAAGCAACTGAAGACATACATACATACATACATAGGCAGACTTTGTAAAAGCCTAAAGAGAACTGAGAAAAATACTATTATGTGGATAAAAGTTCCAATGTCTTGTAATAGTGCAGAGCATAAGACTGACGTTATGTTATCTGTCATAAACTATATGGAGCAAACAATTAAAATAAATAAAAATGAGTGAAGTAAAAGACAAGATTTACGTAGGAAGTGGAAAAGAAAAATTTGATGGAGACCAGGTAGCGGTATCTGTTTGTTTATCAGATCTTCCAAAAGATTGGATTTTTGAGTACAACAACAAAAAGTATGTAAAACTTATTGTACAGAAAAAAAGAGAGACGGATCAATATGGTAAAACACATTATGTAGCCATTGATACATTTAAGCCAGAGCAGAAGACAGAGCAGAAGCCTTTGCTAAATGCAGTTGACGAAGGAGATGGCCTTCCGTTTTAATTAATCCTAACTGAATAAAATAGGGAGTTTACGCTCCCTTTTTTTACCTTTTGTCTCGTGTCGAATGACAAAATTTTAACTATATAGAGAGATCTATAGAAAAAAAATATTATAAATACTTCTTTATCTACATTATTATTATATATTATTGACATTTTCGACATTAAAATATATAAGTAACTAATAAAGAGATAGTTAAGTAAAATAAAATCAACATAAAATCAACATAAAATGGACATAACCATATTTCAAGACATAAAACAGACATCACAACCCTTCTACAGAAACATAAACCTGGTGTTGAAAAGAATACAAGATGGATCTTCCAAGGATATAGTTAAAAAAATACGTGCCGAAAAAGATAAGAGCAATAGGAATATATTAAAACAAAAATTACCAGCAATTTGTTTTAGCGGAAAGTTTACAAAACGAAATGACAAAGCGCTCAAAGAACATAGTGGTTTAATTTGTCTTGACTTCGATGGATACAACTCAAGTAAAGATTTATTGCAAGAAAAAGAAAAGCTTTCAAAAGATAAATATGTTTATGCGGTATTTATTTCTCCAAGTGGAAATGGTTTAAAGGTTTTAGTTAAAATACCTCCAATCACAGAGAATCACAAAAACTACTTTCTAAGCCTTCAAAAACATTTCGATAGTGATTACTTCGACAAGTCTTGTAAAAATGTCTCAAGAGTCTGCTATGAGTCTTACGATCCGTTAATTCATATTAACGCTCAATCAAGTTTATGGGATAGTATACAAGAACAAGAATACAATGAGGTAAATAAGAATACTGATATACCGACAATACCAGTAACTGATGAAAACAAAATAGTAGAAATATTAGTTAAATGGTGGGAAAAAAAGTTTCCTATGAATGAAGGAGAAAGAAATAATAACGCTTATGTTTTGGCCGCCGCTTTAAATGACTTTGGAGTATACCAATCTTTAGCTGAGTCAGTATTAAATAACTATCAAACAAAAAGTTTTGATAGGGAGGAGATAAGAAGAACAATACGAAGTGCTTACTCCAACAAGCATAATTTTGGCACAAAGTATTATGAAGATGAAGATCGACTTAATAACTTGAGAATGAAGTTAAAACGAGGCGTGCCAAAAAAAGAAATTAGATCTCAATTACAAGAGTCCGATATTGAGGTCGCTACTATAGATAATGTGTTGGCTCGTTTAGATGAAGAAAATGCAAACAATCAGTTTTGGACAAAAAACGACAAAGGAGTTATAAAGATAGTTCATATACTTTTCAAGCAATTCCTGGAGGAAAATGGATTTTATAAGTTCAACCCTGAAGGAAGTAAGAATTATGTTTTTGTCAGAGTAACCAACAACTTAATAGACCACACGTCTGAAAAAGAAATAAAAGATTTTATTTTAAATTATCTATTAGAGGTAGATGATCTAAGTGTTTATAATTATTTTGCTGAACACACCAGGTATTTTAGGGAGGAGTTTCTAACCCTTCTTTCATCTATAGCAGTTTATTTTATAGAAGACACAAAGGATAGCGCTTATCTATATTATAAAAATTGTGCAGTAAAAATAACTAACAATAAACTTATAACTATTGACTACCTTGACTTAGGTGGATATGTATGGAAAGACCACGTTATAGATAGGGTTTTTAATGAATGCGATGCGGAAAGTTGTGATTACCAGCAATTTATTAAAAATATTTGTGGTAAAGATGATAACAGAGTTAATTCTATGAAGTCAACAATTGGGTATTTACTACACGCGTGGAAAAACTTATCTTATTGCCCAGCAGTTATATTAAATGATGAGGTAATATCAGACAACCCTGAAGGGGGGACAGGGAAAGGTATTTTTATGAACGCTCTATCACACATGAAAAAATTAGTATTTATAGATGGTAAATCATTTAATTTTGAAAAAAGTTTTGCTTATCAAACTGTTAGTGTTGATACTCAAATATTATGTTTTGATGATGTAAAAAAACATTTTGACTTTGAAAGGTTATTTTCTGTTGTAACAGAAGGCTTAGTCCTGGAAAAGAAAAACAAAGATGCTATAAAGATTCCGTTTAGTAAATCTCCTAAAGTTTCTATTACAACTAACTACGCTATTAAAGGTAAGGGATCATCGTTTGAAAGAAGAAAATGGGAATTAGAATTAGCCCAGCACTACACTAAAGATTTCACGCCACTTATGGAGTTTGGAAAACTTATGTTTGGAGAATGGGATGATGATGAATGGTGTCACTTTGATAATTATATGATAAGTTGTGTTCAAACCTATATGAATCATGGCCTTATAAAATCAAAATTTATAAACCTAAAAACAAGACAATTATCCGCAGAAACGTGTCACGAATTTTTAGAGTGGAGTGGAGAAATAGGTGGTGGATCGCAACACGAAAAGTTAAAGCAATCTGGAAGGGTATACAAAAGTGATTTATACTTAGATTTTGTTGAAGACAATCCAGACTTTGCTCCAAAGTCTAAGTTCACTGTTTCAAGAACTAAGTTTTATAAATGGCTTACCGCTTACTCTGTGTATAAATATAATTGTAAACCAGAGGAAGATAGGGATTCGCAAGGTAGGTGGTTACGATTTAGAAGTAAGCACGAGTTGGAGGAAAACGGAAGATTAGATTTTTAATATGGAGTTTAGAGACTATCAAAAAGAAATAATTAACAAGGCTAAACCTCTGTTGTTAAAAGATAAATTTGTTTATCTTGCGATGGAGGTGAGAACTGGTAAAACTCTCACGAGCTTGGGTGTAAGTGCGCTTTTGCCAGTGTCTAACCTTTTATTTATTACCAAGAAAAAAGCCATAAGCAGTATAGAAGATGACTATAAACTTCTTAATCCTTCTTACAATATCACTGTTATTAACTACGAATCACTTCATAAAATAGACCAGAGAGGTTGGGATATGGTAGTATGTGATGAGGCTCATGGTATGGGTGCTTTTCCAAAAAGAAACAAACGATCCACGCAAGTGCGTTCTTTGATCTTAGAAAACAATCCATTTGTTATATTCTTATCTGGTACTCCTACACCAGAATCGTACAGTCAAATGTACCATCAAGTTTCTGTAATGCTTAATCATCCATTCAGTGATTATAAAACTTTTTATAAGTTTGCTAAAAAATATGTGAACGTAAAACAAAGAAAGATTAATAGTTTACTTATAAATGATTATAGTAATGGTTTAGACTCTATAATAGATGAAATGAAACCACATACTATTTCTTATACTCAAAAAGAAGCTGGGTTTAAGGTTAATACTAAAGAGCATATTTTAGAGGTAGAGATGAGTCCAATGACGTATCAACTAACAAGTAAATTGAAAAAACATTTAGTTATTGAAGGAAGTGAAGATGTAATATTGGCTGACACGCCAGTAAAACTTATGATGAAGCTTCATCAAATGTATTCTGGAACTGTAAAGTTTGAGTCTGGTAATTCTATGATTATTGATTTAAGCAAAGCAGAGTTTATCCACGATAACTTTGCTGATTCTAAAATCGGTATATTTTATAAATTTAAAGAAGAGTTAAATGCATTAAAAGAGGTTTACGGAGATAAATTATGTACTGATTTACAAACATTTAACGAAACAAATAAAACCATAGCTTTGCAAATCGTTAGTGGTAGAGAAGGGATCTCTCTCCGAATGGCTGAATGCCTTGTGTATTACAATATAGATTTTTCAGCTACCAGTTACTGGCAATCCAGGGATCGTATGACAACCAAGGAAAGATTAGAAAGCGATGTGTACTGGATATTTTCTCGTGGAGGTATTGAAGCTGACATATACAAGGCAGTTACAAAGAAAAAAGATTACACCCTAAAACATTTTAAAAGAGATTTATTAACTTTAAATTAAAAATAATGAAAGAAAAAGAAACTGTTAAGTGCGAAATGTTTTATACTTATGACAATCACGTTGGTGAGGCAAGATGGTGTATAAATTGTGGCAAGCCTGAATCAGAACATTAACTTGAATGAGATTTATAAAATTTTTAGTAATTTGGATAAGCCAGAATTTAGCCATACCTTTTTGGGTTGTAGGTCACATTCATTTATCATTTCACAACTTTCATGATGTGGTTGAAATATTGTCATCAATAGGAATGAATTTAATAGTNGCAATAGGATTTATATTAGATTACAGAAATGACAGAACAACAGATACAAAACAAAAGAATCAAGGAGCTTGAAGCAGAGGGTTATTATGTTATAAAACTAAAACTTACAAATAAAAATGGTATACCTGATTTAATAGCGCTTCCTCCAGGATGTGATGTTCTTTTTTCTGAAATAAAAAAACCAAAGGGAGTATTGTCTGAGCTTCAAAAGTTTAGAATAAAAGAATTAAAAAAGTATGGGTTTAAAACTGAAGTATATAAAGGATGATGGCTATGATGTTTATGAGGAATATCTTGAAGCTTTAGACTCGCTTGAGTTTGGATTGTCCCTGGTTATTTCTGAGTATGTTGATTCTAAAGTTTTATATCTACCAGTAAACGATTATATATCTCAAATATTAGGAGGTACAGTAAATTATAAAAATAAAAATATATTTTTTGCATTAGAAATAATAAGAACACAAGGATCTTTTTTAATGTTGTCGGATCTACAAATAATAAGTTCCGATGATTATCTTGATTTAATTAATTTAAACTTACATATAAAATGAACCCTCTTGATAAAGGCATAAATAATATAATATTAATTATAAACGAAGAGCTGGGTATTGATTTAATTCAAAACTCTAAAAGAAGACAGAGAATATATGTGTTTGGAAGAGCTATCTTATACAAAATATTAAGAAAACATTTGAATATGACGCTGTCTGATATTGCAAAAGTTTTCAACAAAAACCACGCAACGGTATTACATAGTCTAAAACAACTGCCTTTCTTGTTGAAATTTGACAAAACACTGGCCAGTAAGCACAATAATATTATGTATATGTGGCTTGGAAATGTTGATAACTCTGTTGAAGTTTCAGACCAAGAGCTAAAAACAAGGATAAGATACCTTATAAATCAAAATAAAATGTTAAATTTGGAGGTAGATGAGCTAAATAATAAGCTTTCTAACTACACAGGAAAATATCACAAATACTTAGAGCTAAGTCAAGAGTGGGGATTTAGAGTTGGAGATAGGTTTGACGAGTTTAAGAGAAAAGTAAACACCTTATTAAATGGAATGTAAATATACGTTTGAAGATTTAGATAAAATCATGAATTTTTCTTCATGGTCTCAAAAAAAGAAAGTTGACACTTTGCTTTTTATAGACTGCTCGCTTTATACAAATATGGGTACAGAGTCTACTCAAACCGAAAGAAATATTACCAAGTCTAAGTCTAAAAAGCTATACAAAGCTATATCTAAAATTGATCCATCAGTAGGACGTCTTATATTAAAATCTATAGATTAATGTCAAATCCAATATCAGCTGATGACATACAAGCGATAAATCACATAAACTATGTGTCCAACAGTATGCATTCTTTGACTGATGATTTGTACGAAGATTTAATGGATAGAGATCACGATAAAGCAAAAGCTAAAGCTAAGAATATAATTATACTAATGAATGATTTAATTAAATCTTTATCTGATGAAATCTAAAGCTGATCAAAAAAACAATATAATAGCAGAAATTTTAAGACTAAAAAAACTACCTCAGTCAGCTAAAATATTGTTGAAGATAAAAAAACTACAACAGAAATTATGAATAAAGGAATCGCTACAGAACTACAAGAGTTTTGCCAGACAATTGCCGATAGATACTCTAACATCCAAAGAGTTGGAAATGTAGGAAATGAAGCTTTTACTGTTGAAGAAATAATACCAACTTCAGACCACAGCGCATGTGTAAATTTTTCTAAGTCAGGAGGTAAAGTTGCTGTTGCTTTTTTCTATTATATTAATAAAGGTAGATCAAAAGGTTGGAAGTATTTTTTCCCAACAGACTCACACGTAAATGGATTTCAAGCTTTTTTGTATTACAAGCTTGAGGCAGAGCGTAAAAATTATTCTAAGAACTTTTAGCCTTACACTTTGCCCAGTGTATCTCTGCGCACTTTTCGTAATCTTCCCTGGCTTCAAAATATAGTCTAACTAAATCATAAACATCATCATTCATCGCAACTAAAGGCATAGAAGGATTAAATACTAAATAAACATTTTTGTCGCTATCCAACATATCTTCATACGTTTTTTTACCAGTTAAAATCTGATAACTATTAAGCATACACATATGTTCATCGAAGCTCATTAATTTATTGTTTTATAACATCTCCTCCACCAATTACACCTGAACTAATTTTATCAGCCTCTTTGAGTTTATCTTGACGTAGCTCGTATCTATATTCCTTTGGATCATTAATTTTTAAGAAATCCATATATTTCTTACGTTCCTTTCTTGCTTTTACCTCTCTTCGTTGTATAACTCCATCCTCAAACATTTCCTTCATAACAACCCTTCTTACATCCTTATAAAATGGAATAAGTCCCATATTTCCTAAAGCTTCTAAAGCCATTCTGCTTGTAAGTTCGTCCATGTTTTTATCACGACTCTCCTGGGTTTTATTGTTTTGAGACCTTAATAATAAAGCTACACTACGCTCAACAGTATTTACTATCGGCCCCATTGGCCCAGCAAATATTTTTAACATAGTAGCACTAAAACCTTTCTTAGCAATATCATCTTCATTAAACTGAGAGAAACTTATTGAATGTTTAAAAGGATTATAGTCTCCTTCTCTAAAGTCACCAAGCATTAATTCATTAAATTTCTCAATACCATAAGAAGGTAAAAGGTTAGGAACATTACCTATACTTCTACGTGTCATTAATTGCAACATAGTCCCAACAGTCTGACGCATAATAATGTCTTCAATATCAGACTCATCTTCTTCAACCTCTGCATTGGTAAAAAGTTCATCAAATCCTTGTGAGAAAACACCATACAAAATAGGATACATAGTCATCCTTGCTGTTGCGGCAAGCAAAACTGCGGATGCTTGAGTCCTGGACATATCACCGCTTCTATATAACGCTCCAATAGCATTACGAACAGTACCATATTCAAACAAACTAAAACTTGCCATGAATTTATTCACAGTTCGATACATATTAGATAAACCCCCAGAAGATTTACCAAACGTTCTACTTTGGTTTTTAATAACTCCTTTAAATGGATTATTTGAACTACTAATCATAGTCCCCATTTGATCAGCTTTACGAGTGGATCTCTCCACCGCTTTCTTATATTCTTTCTTAATACTTCCATCTTCATTCTGAATTTTAGAAGTTCCCTCTCCAATAGCCTCCATATCTTTTTTAGAAAGATCTATACCTGTCTCATTTTTAAATGTTAGAGAAAAAGTACCATACCACATTGGTATTGATAATGCTTTATCTGGAGCTTGTATCATTCCTGATGCCAAAGTATCTATAGCGCCAGCAGTTTGTTTTGGCCCTAACTTTAAAAGCTGACCAATAACATTCATAAAAGCACTCCTTGCTCTTTGTGATTTTGAAGATGTCTGAGCAAAATTATTCATATCTGTCATACGAGAAGATATGCTTTTAGGATCAAAAAGCTTTGTTGTATCTGTAGAACCTAATGCGTTTAATATATCTGCTCCTTTTTTTCTTCCTAAAAAAGAAAGAGTAGCGTATTTAGTAAAACCTCGAGCGGCTGCTTCTGGATTAGCGGCTATGTAGTTCATGTTCGAAACAAGCTCCGCACCCATTCTTGTTACAGATGCTAATATAGCTTGATAAGCAGTTCTCTTAACTTTATTTGCAACCTCTTCCGCAATAGTAACGTCTCGCATAGTCTCAGTAAAAGTTATTTTTAATATCTCGGTAAGAGACTTCTGTAAAGCTTTAGCGGCCTTAACTGAAGGAACGTTTCCTTCCGACTCCATGTTCTTTAAAACCTTATTAGCAGTCTTCTGAACCTCACGAACTGTAGGTGTCATGTAGTAATCTAAATTAGTTTCTTGAACACCCCTTTGTGCTGAAAGAGAAGGATCAAAACTCACTGGCCTAACGCCTTTCTGTCTCTCTACCATTGTACCACCTTTAGTAGAGGCGTTTGCAAATGTATCTGCTTTTGCTTTTACATCTACTTCAGAATCTTTTGAATTACTAAGAACAATTCTGTGAGAATATCCATTTAATAAATCAATTCTGTTAGATCGCAATACTGCGGATGTAAACTTAGCTTTTGATGCTAAACTTGCATTGACATCGTCATAAATTTTTAAAGCTTTTTTCTCACCAGGAGTTAAACTTTTTTCTAATTTATCTAAACTAATTTCTCCATCTACAGTAAACTCTTCAGCAATTTTATTAAGAATTTTAAAGTCATTCTCATAACCTTCTGTGTCTTTAAAAAACTTTAGGGTAGCGTCTATCATTTTCTTTGCAGAAGGAGCTACTGGGTTTTCTTTTCCGTTTTTGTCAATATTTAATATATGCTCTCTGGCTAATTGAAGTAGTCTAATTTTATATTTTTTAGCTACAACTTTATTCGCGCTATTACCTACTCTGGATGTTCTACGAATTAAACCTTTCCCATCATATTCTAAAAATCTTTCAGCAGCTTCTATTTTTGCAAAATCTTTTTTGGTGTCAACAGTAAATCTCTCATAAACTTGAGCCAACTTGCCAAAAGTATTTTCGTATATAGTCTTACTGTTAAAATTTCCAAATGCATTATCAATATATGCAGCAGGCCCAGATCTGATTTTGTCTAATAAAATATTTTTCCCAGAAGGAGTATTGCTTGTAATTGCAGTTTTAATAGATGAGGTTATGTTTCTAAGGTTTAACATAATACCCTTCAATGTTACCTTTGATATTGGTACAGATACTTTCTTAGCAGCTCTATTGCTAAAAACTTCTATTAATAAATTCATAGCAGTAGGTGTTACAATACCTTGTGCTAAATTTTGCTTCACGCCTCTTAATTTCTCTAATTGAGAATAATCAAAAGTTCCATCCTTTTTTTCAATAATTAAACTTTCAATATCTTCTTTCGTAAAATCTTGAATAAGATCAGCCACTGCTTTAGATTCTTTATCCGTAATAGCTTCTAAGTTAGGTTCTGTTGTTCGTATTTCTTTTATAGCCTCTACAAGATCATATTCTTTAGCTTTTTTCTTTTTCTTAGGAGCTACCTCTACTTTTTCTGTTTGCTCAAGACTATTTAATATTTCTAAACCTATTTGAGTATCTGCTCCTATTGTTTTTATATTCAAAGCACCTCTCTTCGGCTTGACGCCATAGGTATTCATTAAAGATTCAAAAGCATCTAATTTATTTAAAGGAATAGAACTAAGATCAGTCTTGCCTAATTCTTGTAAAACCTCTACAAGAGCAATGTTTTCAGAACCAATTAATCCCTTTTTTATATTCTTATTAATCTGAGACTGTTTCTTTTTAGCATTAAATAAACGCTCTGCAATAGTAGCATCACCCATTACTTTTGTCAGATAGGTGTTTAGTTTCTCTACTTGTTTAGCATCTGTTAATTTACTTCTTAATGTCTTCGCTAATAAAAGCTTTGCTTGTCTTGTTGATATTTTACCTTTGGCTTTTATATCTGTAATATAAGCAGCAACTTTATTAGCNGCTTTTCTATATGCTGTTTCAGATTNCTTCGCTGCTTTAGCTTCTAATTTTATTTGAGATTTTAAAGCAGATGCNTCATCAACTTCAATCTTAGGCTGTGATTGTCCTGTAATTTTTTTAGGAGAAGGCCCTNTCTTTTTACCAAACTTCCCTGGTTCAGTA